GGGGCAGTCGGAACGTCACCAGCCAACGCATCGGATTGTGATGCGGGTGCCAAAAAGAATGGACCCCGCAACGTCCGTGGCAGGAAGAGTTGTTGCGGGGTCCGAAAGCTCTTGCGAGCAGAGATCCAGGTTTTATCAACGTGTCCTGCCAAGGACAAGATTCAGGATAACAGAATCTTCCACGGAATCAACCAAATTGTGCCAGCGACCGGACAAACCACCAGAGATTGTGGCCGAAATTGGGCAATGGAATTATCCCGGAAATTCGTTTGACCGGGGCGAACAGGGGCGGTAAAACGGCGGCATGATGACTCAGCATCAGATTCGACACGCAAAACTATACTGTCTCGGCGACATGGAACGCGAGCATCAGATCATGTTGCGGTATCTGCAGCAGGACATCGAATCGCCAGACTCACCAAGCTACATCAGCCAAATCTACGTGCGGCAGGTGCTGGACACACACTGGCAACTGTTCCTGCAGCGGAGACAGAAGAACCCTCCCTGCCGCTGATTGGGTCGCTGACATGAACTCCAAAGAAAATTCTACTCTTGTCGCCGTATGCAGTAACGGCACGAGACGCACAGTAACGAAAAAAACGGTGAATAATTCCGTTGACATGGTGTGCGGGCGTAGATATCGTTCGCCGTGTCACGTCAATCGACTTCACGAGGGAATCGCAAATGGCAAGCTACAACGACATCGCGCAGGTGCTTAACACAGTCCTGTCGCCAACCATCATGGCAACCGTGCTGAACTCACTACTGGGCAGCGATGACGACGATCGACTGACGGACGAACAAGCTGAAGTCGCGATGACATTGTTCGATTCATTGGTGGACGCTGTTCCACAGTCGACGCTGGATCTTGCGATTACCGAATAAATGAAACCAGACCGGCCAGCAATGGTCGTGTTCCCGTCGAATCTAGGGCTGATTGTTTCAGCCTGAATCGCGAGTGGTGGCATTGAAGTGTGGCACCGCGAGCTTCCCAATAACGGGTTCGACGGGACGAATATCGAGGCGAGTGCAATGGATTGGCAACTGTTCCACGCAGACTGCATTCCGCACATGACCGAAGTCATGGAACCGGAATCAATGGACATGGCGGTATTCTCGCCGCCGTTTCCAAGTCTCTACGCGTATTCGTCGCATGAGGCCGACATTGGAAATACCGACTCCGTTGGCCCTGAATCGAAACTGCATTTGGGGTTCTTCTACAAAGCTCTGGCACGGGTGCTGAAACCGGGTCGCGTGGCAATCGTCCACATTTGCCAGATCCCGCGAATGAAGCGATCTGGCGGGATTGGGTTATGTGACTTCCGGGGCATTAACATCCGAATCGGCGAGCGGGCTGGACTTGTATACGAATACGATTGGCTGGTTCGCAAGAATCCGCAGGCTCAGGCAATCAGAACGCGGTCGCGGGAGTTGCAATTCTCCGGGCTGGAGGCGGATCGGGCGAAGCAACGCGGCACGCTCGGCGATTACCTCATTAAATTCAGGGCACCGGGCGACAACGCGACCCCGATTGATTCGCCATCGCAGGTATCACGCAATCAATGGATTGACTGGGCTGAGGCGGCATGGTTCGACATTCGCGAAACCAACACGCTGAATGTCCGGGGTACTAAGGGCGACGACGACACAAAGCATATTTGCCCGTTGCAACTAGATGTTATCGAGCGGTGCGTGCGGCTGTATTCCAATCCAGGTGAGACGGTATTCAGCCCGTTTGCGGGCATTGGGTCGGAAGGCTACGCGGCATTGAAGTTGGGCCGCAAGTTCTACGGCACAGAACTGAAACAGGAATACTTCGAGACTGCCCGAAAAAATTTGGCGGGCGTTGTCGCGGATGCAACACGGACAAAATCACTGTTTGATACGGAGCCTGCATATGCGGTGTGAAACATGCGGATCATTGGAGGCGGAACACGCATTGCCGCTTATCGGCGATGTCTGCTTCTCCTGTTACACGCGACTGGAAAAACCATTCACGCTAGAGGGGCTGATCGAATCGGAATCAATCCACGATCTAGCGGTGAAGATGGACAATGAATTCCTGCGGCGGGCATGTGCTCTGCGGGATAAGGCTAGAAAGGTCATCGCCAATGCTCGTTAATTTTCGCACCGGCGACATGACCAGTTATCGCCAATTCCTGCGGCTCAAGAAACTGCCGACGTACTCATGGCAGGGATCGGCAGCGGTCATTCCCGATGAATATGCGCACCTGCTCAATGGAACCGATACGGTATCGGAAAATCAGGACATCGACCTGTCGTCATTCCTGTTCGACTACCAATCCGACATTGCGAAGATGGCGATTCGCAAACGTAAGTTTTGCGTATTCGCTGACTGCGGACTCGGCAAGACGGCGATTCTACTGGAGTTCTCCAAGCACGCGGCGAAGAACTGTGGCGGCAAGCGGGTGTTGATCGTCAGCCCGTTGATGGTGATTCCACAGACCATCAGCGAGGCGAACAAGTTCTATCCCCATATGCGGGTGCGACAGATCGCAGCGGCGCATTTGCAGGAGTGGCTGAACTCGAATGACGCGACCATTGGGATTACGAACTACGAAGCGATCCGCGAAGGACTGGAACCCGGTAAGCTCGGGGCGTTAATCCTGGATGAGGCGTCAATGCTCAAGTCTCACTATGGATCGTGGGGCACCCGGCTGATTGAACTCGGAAAGGGCATCGAATGGAAACTAGCATTGACTGGAACGCCAGCCCCCAACGACCGCATCGAGTATGCGAATCAATCGGTGTTCTGTGACCATTTCCGCACGGTGAATGAATTCCTTGCCCGGTACTTTGTAAATCGTGGCGAGACACAGAACCGATGGGAAATCAAGCCCCATGCACTGAAGCCGTTCTATCGTGACCTCTCTCACTGGTGCATCTTCCTCACGAGTCCTGCCACATACGGATGGAAGGACAACTGCGGCACAATCCCGCCGATCAACATCCATATCGACCATATCGAGTTGACCGGCGAACAACGCAAGGCCACACGAACGCTAACAGGCGGGCTGTTCGTCAATGGTGTAGGCGGCATTGGATCACGCGGCAAGCTGTCGCAACTGGCGAAGGGCCGCATGAATGGCGAGGATGTGGCAACGAACAAGCCTGCATTTATTCGCCAGATGATCGACTCATGGCCGGATGAGTCCACGATTATTTGGTGTCGGTACAACCAAGAGCAAGAGCAGATGGAAGCAACATTCCCGGAAGCGGCATCGATCAGTGGGGATACGCCACATGAAACGCGAATCCGGCTGATTGACGAATTCAAGGCCGGAACTTGCAAGGTTCTGATTAGCAAGCCGAAGATCCTTGGATTCGGGCTGAATCTGCAAATCGCCACGCGGCAAGTATTCAGCGGACTCCAGGACAGTTACGAGGAATTCTATCAAGCCGTGAAACGATCCAATCGCATTGGGTCAACGCGACCGTTGAACGTCCATATTCCGATCACTGAACTCGAGGAACCGATGATTCAAACGGTTCTCGAAAAGGCCAAGCGGGTGCAGTTTGACACGGAAGAACAAGAACGGCTATTTTTGGAAATGAGAGGAAACGCATGTGTCTAATCAAAAACTGCAATCGCATCGCAGCCCGTCGCGGGTTGTGCAACGCTTGCTATCAGACGTTCTACAAGCGGATTCGAGCTGGCGAAACAACCTGGGCCAAGCTGGAAAAACGCGGCCTGGCGTTAGGGTCGCGAATCAGCCCTGCGGCGGCTGCACTGGCGAGCAAGTAACACCCATGGAAGCAGAGGCTTAAGCGTTGTGAATAGCCAGCCGTGGTGATCAGCAGCAAATCGGCGAATCCCAACAACGCGACAGATCGGAGAGACGGTCATTTCATCCGGCAAGACGCCGGACAATGGACGCAGCATGACGCTGCTTGGTCATGGATGACCATTCTTTCAAAACACATCAAAACGTCTGCGTGAGAGGTACGGCTATGGTCCAACTCGATTTATTCCGCGACCAAAAACGCAAACGCCAACCGCCAATCGCACGAACAAGCGACAAGCCCACCAGCCACGACGCGGCAAAGGGTGTCTCGACCGGTTCGTTACAGGGGCGATGCGTGGCAGTGCTGATCGGCGAAATGACAGCCAACGAAATCGCACACGCGGCATCACAGCGATTCTTCGGGATGCCAGATTCATATCGGAAGCGGGTCCACGAGTTGGTCAGAAAACAACAGGCGGTCGCGTGCGGAACCAGGGTCTGCAACGTGACAGGCATCAACGCAACAACATATCGAAAGGTGACGGCATGACGATCAAACGAAACGTGACGCTCAAACAGTGTGAGGTGCCAGACGGATATGAGGCGGTGGAGTTTCGCATTCCGACGCTTATGGATGAATTCATTAACGGCACGGGGATGGTCGTGCGTTGCAATGCGCCGCCTAGTTCTCCACGCATCATTGTTCGGCGCATCGAACCGAAACGGGTGCCACTAGAGGCTTGGGACATCGTGCCGGGGCAAACGATCCTCAATCTTGTCCACCAAACGCACGGGGGCAGCGTTGTCGTGTTCGCCAATTCGACGGAGTGCATTTACATCAACGGTGTCGGGCTGTCACGGCAGGCATATCAGAGCCTGTTTGAGGATGAAGAACGAACCTACTCCAACGACCACGGTGCGACATGGCAACCCTGCAGCAAGCCGGGCACATAACCTCTTACAAGGACAACGACCAATGATTGCAACCATCGAAATCGAAGGAGTGCCGGAAGGCTACGAACCGGTCGGGCATATCGTGCCAAACAAAGGCGACTTGTACATCAGCGCGACCGGCGAAGACCTGATCGTTGCCGGTTCGATGGCGATTGGCCCGCGTTTGGTCGTTCGCAAAATCGAGGTACCAGATGTTCCGACACCCTGAACTGATTGGACCAGTGATCGTCATTGCAAGCGGACTGATTTATTGCGGGTTGGCGTGGCTGAAAGGGAATTTGCGATGATTCATTACCACGGAACACCAATCGGCGGCAAACGCGACGACGTGGCCCGATTCCTTCGCGGTCGACACGCACTGATACCGTTTGGACACACTGAGGACATCGGCACGGCGTCGGAAGTCTGCCAGACGTTCGTTATCGACAACGGGGCGTTCTCCGCATGGCGCAGTGGGACACCAATTGAGGACTGGTCGGAGTATTACCAGTTTGTTGACGAGTGGCGGCGTCATCCTGCGTTTGTGTGGGCCATCATTCCTGATGTTATCGACGGCGACGAACAACAGAACAACGACCTGTTGGCCGAATGGCCGTACGAGGAATGTGGAGTCCCGGTCTGGCATCTTCACGAATCCCTGCAGCGACTGGAAATGCTAACGTCGGCATATCAGATCGTGGCACTCGGCAGCAGTGGCGAATACAGGACGCCCGGAACGGAATCATGGTGGACACGGATGCAAGAGGCATTCGAGTGCTGCACGGACGACAACGGCCAGCCTCGCGCCAAGCTGCACGGGCTGCGAATGCTGGACCCGGAGTTATTCCAGTATATGCCGCTCGCTTCGGCTGACTCGACCAACGCGGCGCAGAACGGAAGCCGCACAGCTCGCCGATGCGGATGCAACACGCTGACGGGGACGACGATTATTGCCGACCGCATTGAGTCGTTTCAGTCGGCGGCAAAGTGGACCACACGCGAACGTCAGGAGGTGCTATGGCGATGACCGCCGACCAAGTGAGATCGCTCGAACGCTGGCTGGTCAAGATTCACGACTACGCCACGGACAAGCTCGAAGAATCATCGTTTTATGACCATCGCGTGCAATTGTCGCGGGTACGCAGGATGGCACTGGAAGCATTGGGCGAGCCGAACCAGGAACGGCTGGAACGGATTCGCGAAGGACGGACGGACGAATAACCATTTTCAAGGGAGTGTGAAACGTGCTCGTATTAGGCAGGGTTAGAGACGAACGCATATTGATCGGTGACGACGTAACGGTAACGGTCGTGCGCGTGGACGGTAATCAGGTTAGGCTTGGAATCACTGCTCCGACCGGCACGCGAATCATCCGGGCTGAACTGGAGCCGCGACAGGTTGTGATCGGTGCGAACTCGGAAAAACGCACCGAAGACATCGGCTCGGCTCCAGGTGCTTTG